CTGCGTGGTATTCGTATCACCAGCTCTTGCAAACGTAACTTCTTCAACACCAAGTACTGACGTTGTCAACTATCGCAAGAATGCATTGTCAAACGTATCTTCTTCATATGCTGTAATGGACAGCGGCTGGAAGTATCAGTATGACAAGTACAACGACAAGTATCGTTGGATCCCACTCAACGGCGACGTTGCTGGTCTCTGTGTTCGCACAGACCTTGAAAGAGATGCATGGTATTCACCAGCTGGCTCTTCACGTGGTCAGATCAAGAACGTTATCAAACTTGCTTACTATCCTGCAAAGGCTGACAGAGACACACTCTATAAGAACGGTGTCAATCCTGTCGTGTCATTTGCTGGTGAAGGAACTATCCTATTTGGCGACAAGACAATGTTATCAAAGCCAAGTGCATTTGATCGCATCAATGTTCGTCGCTTGTTTATCACAATCGAAAAAGCGATCGCTCGTGCTGCCAAAGCACAACTCTTCGAATTCAATGATGAATTTACAAGATCGCAATTCGTGTCAATTGTCGAACCATTTTTGAGAACGGTGAAGGGTCGTCGTGGAATCACAGACTTCAAAGTCGTATGTAATTCAACAAACAATACTCAAGATGTAATTGATCGCAATGAGTTTGTCGGTGACATTTATGTCAAGCCAAACCGCAGCATCAACTTCATCCAGCTAAACTTTGTTGCAGTTCGTACTGGTGTATCATTTGATGAAGTCGTTGGTAGATTCTAATAAATAATATAAAGTCAGGAGAACGCAATGCCTTTCAATATTACAGACTTTAAAGGAAATTTTCCATTCGACGGCGCACGTCCAAATCTGTTTGAAGTAAACATTCCAGTATTTGATCAGAAACTTACCTTTACTGCAAAAACGGCACAGCTGCCAGGTTCTACAATTGGAACGATTGAAGTTCCATACTTCGGTAGAACTATCAAGATGGCTGGCAATAGAACATTCCCAGAATGGACTATCACAGTTATCAATGATGAAGACTTCGTTGTTCGCAATCAGCTTGAAGAGTGGATGTCAAGAATCAATGGTCACGAAAGCAATCTTGCTGAATCATTCTACAGCCAGTATGCATTCGACGCTGAAGTCTATCAGTATGGCAAGCAAGGAAATATCATCAAGACATATACATTCATTGATATGTTCCCTGCTGATATTTCTCCAATTGATGTAAGCTGGGATGCAAATGACGCAATCGAAGAATATGCTGTTACATTCCAGTACCAATACTGGACATCACCAGAAGTCTTCGTTGGCTAATTGATTCAATGAGCACCCTTAACGACTTTTTAAGGAAAATTAATAACGTCACACGTGGCGTTAATGATATCAATAGAACAGTATCGCGTTTTAAGGCGTCAGTAAGATCAGTTCAGCCGCTGATAGATAAATTTCGTGGAAAGAAAAATCCAAGACCATCAGCACAACTTCCTGGGTCTGTTCCTCAACCCCAAATAAAACCTCTTGGTCTTACACCAGTAAGTCAAGTATCATCGGGTAGAAACACAAACAAACGACCAGTGAGACCTGCTCCTAGGACAGATGTTGGTCCTAAGACTAGATAATTTTTTATGCTTATTTGATTTTGTTATAATGGAGTAAACTATGGCAGGCATTAATTTATTTGGCTTCGAGATCGTACGCAAGAAGCCAGAGACAGATATTCAACCGCAAATTACAGCACCAACAGCTGATGATGGTGCTATTGAAATTTCCAGCGGTGGGTATTTTGGCACCTATCTTGACCTAGAAGCTGGCTTTAAAAATGAAGTTGATCTCATCTCTCGTTATCGTGAGATGGCATTACAGCCAGAATTAGAATCAGCTGTAGATGAGATTGTCAACGAAGCAGTCGTGCACGACAATGCTGGCAAATCAGTTTCGATTATTGTTGATGATTTAGATCAACCAGAAGAAATTAAAGAAGCAATTCGCGAAGAATTTAAATATGTTCTCAAACTTCTAAACTTCTCAAATGATGGCTCTGGACTTTTCCGCGATTGGTATATCGACGGAAGATTATTCTTTCAAGTCCTAGTAGATCGTGCGCAGCCACAACTTGGTATTCAAGAACTAGTTTATATTGATCCAAGAAAAATCAAAAAAGTTCGCACAGTTAATAAGAAAAAAGATCCACGTACAGGTGCAGAACTAGTCACAGGTGTTCAAGAATTCTATGTCTTCAATGACAAAACTTCTACACAAGGAAATCAGACAGTCAGTAGCATGAACGATGCCTCTGTTAAAATTGCAACAGATGCCATCGTGAATGTTAATTCTGGATTGCTTGATCCAAAACGTCAGATGGTTCTTTCATATCTTCACAAAGCCATTAAACCACTCAATCAGTTGCGCATGGTTGAAGATGCTGTCGTCATCTATCGCCTTTCACGCGCTCCAGAACGTCGCGTATTCTACATTGACGTTGGCAACATGCCACGCATCAAAGCAGATCAATATCTTCGCGACTTTATGACAAAGTTCCGCAACAAGGTTGTCTACGACTCAACAACTGGTGAAGTTAAAGACGATCGCAAGTTCATGTCAATCATGGAAGATTTCTGGATTCCACGTCGCGGTGAAGGTAAGTCAACAGAAATCACCACATTGCCACCAGGACAAAATCTTGGCGAAATGGCAGACGTTAAGTATTTCGAACAAAAACTCTACAAGTCTTTGAATATTCCTGTTACACGCTTGGAACCAGGACAAGGCTTCATGCTTGGTCGCACTCAAGAAATCACACGCGACGAAATTAAGTTTAATAAATTTATTGAGAAACTTCGTTCGAAGTTTACCATTCTATTCGATGAACTTATGGAACGTCAGCTTGCTCTCAAGGGCATTGCTTCAATAGATGAGTGGAAAGATCTTCGCGAGAAGATTCACTATGACTTCCTCAAGGATAATAATTTCTCTGAACTCCGCGAAGCAGACCTAATGACAGCTCGTATGCAGTTGTTAATGCAGGTCGAGCAGTTTACTGGCAGATACTTCTCAAAATCTTGGGTACAGAAAAACGTTCTCCACTTGGATGAAGAAGCAATTGATCGAATTAGAGTTGAACTAGAAACAGAGCGAATTGAAGAGCAGCAAGATACTATTCAGAAGGCTCAGGAAGAAGCTGCAATGAATCAGCAAATTATGCAGATTCAAGCGCAGTATGCTCCACAAGTCCCACCTGAGCAGCAAGCTGCAATGGAACAACAGGCTGCAGCTGAACAACAAGCAGCTGCGCAGCCTCAACAATAATGTCTAAATATTGGAGTACATATGAACACTGAATCATTAATAAGTTCGATTTTGTCAAAGGATGGAGACTCAGCAGTCGAAGCCTTCAACGCAGCAATTGCATCTAAGATTGCAGACGCTCTTGAAGTAAAGAAAGTTGAAGTTGCATCGAATTTTATTTCAGCTCCAGCAGAAGCTCCTGCTGAACAGATTGAGGCACCAACAGAAGCATAATGGAAGAAATGGCAACTGAAAATTTAGAACTTACAGAGGCTAAATCTAATGGTGCGGCTAAACAACGCATCAAAAGTCGCATTTCACTTGTCAAAAACAGATTAAGACTTCCTGTAAATGCTGCAGTTGCTTCCACAGCAGTCACTGACTATGTAAACATTTCACAGAAAAATCCAAGACTATCTCACTATGGCATCCTACAAAAGATGAGTGGACCAAGACGAGATGCTCTTTCAGCAATCAATTCTGCAGTGCCTGTTCGTATGATTGTAAATGCTCCAGATACTCAATTAAGAAGAACAATCAGAGATATTTTGAAAGAGCAAAAGATGGAATTAAACGAACAGTTTAATCCTCCTGCAATGCTTCTTCTAAAACGAGAAGCAATTCGTATGTTCCCAAACGGACAACGTGTTGCTCTTTATGTTGATAACAAATACGGTTTAACATTTCCAGTTCCTTATGATCAATCAGGTACTGGATTTAAAGCAATGAATACAGTCAGTCCTGGTCCGCTGAATGCACAAAAAGGATATGTAAACGAAGAAGTTGTTCCTGTTGTATTTGCAACAGGTGAAGAAATTAATGTTGAAAAAGATGTTATGGACAAAATTAAATCTGTGAT